CTATCAGTGAAGTTTTAGTTGTAAAAAACGATACACCTATGAATAGGGTAGGATTTTCTAGAGAAGAAATGAGAAAATTTGAAGCATCTATTTTGAAAATAGAAAGAATGTCTCAACTATGTGGTGATTTTCTTGATGATTTAGTAAGCAACTTTGGCACAACGGGTGATGCAAAGTTTCATATCTCTTCTTATCTCAAGCAATTCTTCAATAGTGAGATCAAGAATGCTAGAAGCATTACTAACATTGATGAAACAATCAACGAACTCATCAACTTTTATCATACAAAGATGTCCGCAGAACTTGCTAAGATCAAGACAGTAGACAACCTAACTAAGAAACGTGTTTTAGTTTATAAGAGTGAAAACTACTTGCTTGATAATGTCTATAAGATTAAGACGGTGATTGCTTTATACAAAGAGTTACAGTCAGTCAAGCAAATGGTTATAGATAAATTAGATCATCTTGAAGAGTTTAGAACTTTCGTGCAAACTGATAATGGTTATAAAGTTACGTCTCCTGAAGGATACGTCTTGCATAAAGATGGTAGCATGATTAAATTTGTTAATCGTCTTGAGTTTGCATACAACAATTTCACCCTACAAAAACAATGGCGTTAGAAGGAAAGGTTTGCTACTTTACTTTTGGTAGATTTCAACCACCAACGACAGGACATAAAGAAAACTTTGCTGGTGTCAAGCAAGCTGCTGGCACAAACGATTATCGCATTTATATTTCACAAACTTCGGACACTAAAGGAAACAACCCTCTTCCTCCAGATCGTAAGTTATATTACATGGAAAAGATGTTTCCAGAACATAGAGGTAAAATATATTCTGGTCCTAAACAACCAGTAGAAATTTTACAAGATCTAATGCTAGCTGGATATGATGAAGTGGTTTTTCTTGTGGGGTCTGATCGAGTATCCGCCATGCAGTTCCTCCATAAATACAACGGAAAAGATTTTTCGTTCCGAAAGATTAGTATTGAATCTTCGGGAAGCAGGGATGCAGATGGTGATACATTCGCCATATCGGGAACAAAAATGAGGAGAGCAGCATTTGCTAGTGACTTCAAAACTTTTCGTTCTGGTATTCCTAGAGCATTAAATGATAGAGATTGCCAAAAATTAATGTCAGAGATAGCAGCAAGTCTGCCAAAAAATTTCAAATGAAAGATTTCAAAAAACTACGAGAAGAAGCACTACGCCAACAACAACGCCAGCAAGAGGTGTTCAAGGAGGGCGACTTTGTTATGTCATCACGTAATAGTGAGAGGGGAACTATTCATCGTGTGGGTGGTAACTATGCAATCGTTGTTACTGAAGATGGAAGGATGTTTCGTGACTGGGTAAAGGATATCAGGCATGTTAATTTATCAGAAACTATAAATAAAGAAAGGAAAAGTAGTATCTTTACAAATGGAAAGACAAAAACCAACAACTAGTGTTCGTCATAATGATGAATTTTCACAAGCATTAATGGAATCTTACACTCGTTGGATGGGTGGAGAAGGATTTCAGCAGTCAAGTATTTCTGAAGAAGGTATTCCATCTCTTCAAAAGAAAGGAGGTGAAGATACTTTTACAAAGAAAGATCCTAAAGCAAATGCAGGTGCTGCAGATCCTGCTGTAGACTTACGCACAGGTGCAGGTGTAAAGCAGTCTCATGGCGCTACAATTCAGTACACTAGTGTAGTTGCCAAAGAAGGATACGGAGAGAAGAAGCATAAGGAAGGAAAAGCAGAAGAGAAAAAAGAAAAGGTAAAAGAAGCTTTTAATATTCATGTGGAAGGCGTTCACTATGTGTTTGAAAAAATGGATGGGGTTGATGATAATGGATCTAAAACCTGTTGGAAGGGATATAGAAAAGCGGGCACCAAGATGAAGGGTGGTAAGGAAGTAAACAACTGTGTAAAAGCTGGTTACGAACCATTTGGAGAACTCATCCTTGATGAAAACACATCTCCAACTGCTACATATGGACATATGCTAAATTACATTGAAGAGAAGAATGGTTTGTATGCTAACATCCATGCCAAGCGCAAGCGTGGAGAAGCACCTGCTAAACCAGGACACGAAGATTATCCAGCAAAGGATGCCTTCAAGAAAGCAGCAAAGACTGCCAAGAAAGAAGGATATGATGTAGATACTGCTAATCAATTGTGGTCTGAAGTTTCCGAGAGACTTGAGCAACTTGGAGAAATGGATAACGTCAAGTTCAAAGTGATTGGCGAGAAGATGGATCCAGTTGGTAAAGAAGATGGAGACATCGATAACGATGGTGATAAGGATAAGTCAGATAGTTATCTCCATGCTCGTCGTAAGAAGATTGGTAAGATCCTTGCTGCAAAAGGAAAGTCTGAAAAAAAGTGAATGAGGAGTGTCCCTGCGAGGACACTCCAAAGAAAAAAGGAAAGAAAAAAGAAACTGTTGAAGTAATGCCTGAGATACCTGTAAAGGTTGGAGATGATTACGATAAAAAAACAAGTAAGTATATTTCTAAGTCTAAAGTCTAAATAATAATATACTCTTTTTATACGGAGGGCACCATGGGCGCAGTAATCGCAGTGGTAAAACCACTACTTATTCAAATTGCTACGCATCCAGCAGTTAAAAATCTTGTTATTGAACTTTTAACTAAGTATGTGAAGTCAACTGATAATAGCATTGATGATGTAGTACTTACTCTTGTAAAAGATAAACTCTTTACACCACAAGCATGATTACCTGCTTTGTAACTAACTGGGGCGTCACTATTGTTTTTGGATTTCTTCTCTCATTATCTGAGTGGTTATCAAAAACAAAAAGAACAAAAGCAAACGGCATATTAGATTTTGTGCAGTTGTTCTTGAAAACAATATTAAATAAGCGGGGTTCATAAGAACCCCTTTTTTTATAAATAACATTAGAAAAGTAGATACTAATTGGAGAAATTAAATGTCTCTGTACGGAAGAACTGATAGCAACGCTGATGTGGCAAAAGCTGGTATAGGCATTGCTGCTTCATCACAAGCAAAAACTATTGTGTTTGTAGATGATACTGAAGCTGCATTATCAGAAAATAAATTGCGTGGCATCAATGCTCCTGGTTGGTGGTCTTACTATACTTACACAGATTGTGAGGGTCGCACTAGACACAAGTGCGAGCATCTTGTAACTCTTGCAAATCCAGAAGCAAATGCTGACGAGACACAAGCTGATGACACCACCGCAGCAGACGTAACATCCACAATCACCATCACTACACAACCAACAAACCAGACAACTTCTCAAGGCGATGCTACATTCACCGTGGTTGCTGCAGCTACTGTTGGATCTGTCACCTTCCAGTGGCAGCGTAGAACAACTACTGGTGGTAGATTTACAAACGTTTCTGGTGCTACAAGTGCTTCACTTGTTCTCGCTGGACAGACTGCTTCTGCCAATGGTCATGAATATCGTGTCAAACTAAATTCAACTGCTGGTGCTACTGAAGTAATCTCTAACGAAGTTACCCTCACATTCGGCACCTGATAATGTATGAACTTCAGTGAATTGACGAAAGAAAATTGGTTATTTTTTGCTATCAAACATTATGATAATCCTTCTTCTGTAACAAGAGAAGATTTTGATGAAGATTTGAATCGATTTAAATATATTAAAAGATTATTTCGTAGATATGAAACAACTGGTGAATTGAAAACTCATCTTATTTTAAATCATATAATTATATTGTATAATGTATTTGATGATGCTGCTACACCTCTTTTATTTTTTAAAATAGAAGCGACGTATTGGCCGATGCTAAAAGCATTTTTATTATTTTTAAATAGACTACCAAAACCACTTACAGAAAATATTGACGAGGAATGTCTGAAAACTCTAAACCTAATTTAAATGAAATGATGGCAGGAAACGGAGCATCCCTGTCAATGCCGCCAGCTTTTGTATTTGTAAATCCTCGCTCACATCGTAAGTACAAAAAAGCAAATCAAGATAAAATAGACGGTCGCACTAAAGGTGCGAAACAAATGCTCTCTCGTATTTCAAAACGCAAGAAAATGAAAGAAGAACTAGAACAACCAATTCTTGAAGCTGCTCCCTCAGAAACAGAGAGAGCACAGAAGCAAATTGCTCAGCAGAAAAAACTGAACAGAGCAAAAGATCTTCAGAAAAAGCGTGAAGAAGCTAAGAAGAAGATGCAAAGCAAAACTAAAGAAATGGATACATTGATGAAAGCTCGATTAGCAGACTTTAAAAAGAAAGCTTCTGATCAGCAACAAAAAGCTCAACTAAAAAATTCTTATGAACCAACAGGTGAAATTATGACTGAAACTACACAACTAGATGCTCTCGATGTTGCTCTTCAGGTGGCAACTTCCGAACTAAACCCAAGAGGAGAAGCATCTTTTGCTAAGATTACTTTTGGAGATGGTAGTAGCCAGAATCTAGATAACTTCTCGGCAAAAAGAATTGCAGCAGCATATGCACAACTTGACGATGAAAAGCAAAATCAGTTTAGATATATGTTAAACAAGGATGCTGCTACATTCCAATCTGCATTAGACTTTGCTGTAAGAAACGTTTAATAACGAGGTAAGTATGTTTGGAGTTGGTAAGGACATAGAAGTTTTAGAAGCCAAGTTTCAAATATATGAAGATCTCTCTAAGGAGATGCTTGACAAACTTGAGAGAGCAGTAGATAAAATCAGTGAGGGTAATCAAGCAGTTGCCCTTATACTAGAGCGTCACGAAAACAGATTAGAACAATCTGATAAAGCAGATGCTGCAATCATAGAATTAATTAAAGGAATTAATTCTAAACTAGACAAACTTGAAAAAAGAATTGACGAACTTTCAAAGTTTCGTTGGATAACTATTGGCATCGCTACTGCTGCTACTGTTGTTATTGGTTCAGCTACATTCTTTGGTAATATCTTGACAACTGGAAACGGCGGTGCTACTATGGGTGGAAGTACGCCAGCACAAATTAAGTGAGTTCTTTTATTGATGTAAAATATATCCAATTAGTATCTTCGCGATTACTTCTTTTTACTCGTAAGAAAGCAGACCTGTATAACTTCAGGTGTCCTTACTGTGGTGATAGTCAGAAGAAAAAGAATAAAGCACGTGGATACTTGTTCAAAATAAAAAATGATTTTGTCTTCAAGTGCCATAATTGTGGTATGGGAAGAACTTTTACAAACTTCCTAAAAGATCAGGATATTTTATTACATGATCAATATGTGATGGAGAGATATAAAGAAGGATTAACTGGCAAAGGATCTCAAACTCCAGATCCTACCTTCAATTTTCAGGAACCAAAGTTTTTTAGCAAACGTGAAAATAGTATCGATCTGGACAAAATCTCCGAACTAAATATTACACACCCAGCAAGAGAATATCTTGAGGGACGTGGTATCAAAGATTTAGATTACTTCTACTATTGTCCGAAGTTCAAAGACTGGACAAACAAACAAAAGAAAATCTTTGACAACCTCAAGCAAGACAGCGCAAGAATTATAATCCCACTCAAGGATAAAGAAGGAACCATGTTTGGTTATCAGGGGAGATCTCTTGCACCAAAATCTAAGCTGCGGTATATCACAATCATTTTAGATGAAACCAAACCAAAACTTTTCGGATTGGATAGGATAGATGAAACAAAAACAGTCTATGTCACTGAAGGACCATTTGATTCCCTCTTCATTTGCAACGCGGTTGCTATGTGTGGAGCTGATGTTAATCTTCGTGACTGGGGGATTAGCGATCCTGTTTGGGTCTATGATAACGAACCCCGCAATGCCCAGATCGTTGCCCGTTATTCCTCTACCATTTCCAGAGGAGGAAAAGTCGTCATCTGGCCATCTAGTGTAAAAGAAAAAGATTTAAATGATATGTTTTTATCTGGACTAGATGTTCAAAATGTGGTAAAATCTAATGTCTACAGTGGATTAGAAGCAAAACTTAAACTAAACGAGTGGAAAAAAGTATGAGCATTAATGTTAAGAAACGAGAGGGAACGATTGAACTTCTCAACCTAGACAAACTTCATAGAATGGTTGAAGAGGCGTGTGAGGGTCTTGCAGGGGTGTCTGAAAGTCAAGTAGAGATGAATGCCAACCTGCAATTTTTTGATGGCATCACTACTGAAAAAATTCAAGAGATTTTGATTAGATCTGCATCTGATTTAATTTCTCTAGATAATCCTAATTATCAATATGTTGCTTCGCGACTGCTACTTTTTTCTTTACGTAAACAAGTGTTCCATAAGAATATTTGGAAAGAGGGAATGCCAACCATTTATGATGTAGCACTATATAACACCACCGTAAATAAAGTATATGATGAAGAAATCCTAGATAAGTATAGTGATGAAGAGTGGTCAAAAATTAATAGTTGGATTGATCATGATCGTGACTATCTGTTCACTTATGCAGGTCTACGTCAAGTCGTTGATAAGTACCTTGTGCAGGACAGAAGTAATGGTGAGATTTATGAAACCCCTCAGTACATGTACATGATGATTGCCCTCACGCTATTTGCAGAATATCCATCAGCAAATAGAATGGATTACATTCGCCGTTATTACAATGCAATCTCCAAACACAAGATCAACATTCCAACCCCCATCATGGCAGGAGTGCGAACTCCGCTTAGACAATTTGCTAGCTGTGTCCTTGTTGACGTTGATGACACCCTCGATAGTATCTTTAGCAGTGATATGGCTATTGGCAGATACGTTGCACAGAGGGCGGGGATCGGCATCAACGCTGGTCGCATCCGTGGCATCAACAGTAAAATCCGAGGGGGAGAAGTTCAACACACAGGTGTTATACCATTTCTCAAGAAGTTTGAAGCGACTGTCAGATGTTGCACGCAAAATGGCATACGAGGTGGATCCGCGACAGTCCACTTCCCAATCTGGCACCAAGAAATAGAAGATATTATTGTTTTAAAAAATAATAAAGGAACCGAAGATAATCGCGTTCGTAAGTTAGATTATAGTATTCAAATCAGCAAGATCTTCTATGAACGATTCATTCAAGATGGAGACATTACGCTTTTCTCTCCACACGACGTTCCTGGTTTGTATGATGCTTTTGGTACTAATCGATTTGACAATTTATATGTACGTTATGAACGAGATGAATCTATTCCAAGAAAAACTATCCGAGCTCAAGAACTCATTCTCGATCTTCTAAAAGAACGTGCTGAAACTGGTCGTGTTTATATCATGAATATCGACCATTGCAACTCTCACTCGTCATTCTTAGATAAGGTGAATATGAGTAATCTCTGTCAGGAAATTACTCTTCCTACGGATCCTTTACAGCATATTGATGGTGACGGTGAGATCGCACTGTGCATTCTTTCTGCTATCAATGTCGGTAAACTAAAGAACCTTGATGAACTGGAAGAGCTTTGTGATCTTGCTGTTCGTGGTCTTGAGGAACTGATTGATTATCAAAATTATCCTATCACAGCAGCAGAAGTGAGCACCAAGAATCGTCGTTCTCTTGGCATTGGTTATATTGGTTTAGCACACTATCTCGCACGTCAAGGAGAACACTACGATGATCCCAATGCATGGCAACTCGTCCACAACCTTACTGAAGCTTTCCAGTTCTATCTCCTCAAGTCTTCCAACCAACTTGCCAAGGAGAAAGGTGCCTGTGGATACTTCAATCGCACAAAGTATTCTCAAGGTATCCTGCCAATCGATACCTACAAGCGTGATGTCGATGAAATCTGTGATCCAACCTTGAGATATGAATGGGATGTTTTACGTGCCGACATTCAGGCATATGGTCTACGACATTCAACATTGTCCGCACAGATGCCATCGGAGAGCAGTTCCGTTGTGTCAAATGAAACTAACGGTATCGAACCACCTAGAGATTACTTGTCCATTAAAAAATCAAAGAAAGGACCTCTCAAGCAGGTTGTTCCACAGTATCAAACACTTAAGAACAATTATACGCTCCTTTGGGATATGCCTAACAATAGTGGTTATATTAATATTATTGCTGTTATGCAAAAGTTCTTTGATCAAGCGATATCTGGAAACTGGTCGTATAATCCAGAAAATTATGCCGATAATGAAGTTCCTGTGTCAGTGATGGCAAATGATCTATTAACTACATATAAGTACGGATGGAAAACATCCTACTATCAGAACACATATGATGTTAAGACTGATGAAGTAGCAGAAGAAAAGCTTCAAGATATTGAAGCAATGTTAAAAGATATCTTAAACCTACAGGAGGAAGAAGACTGTGACAGTTGCAAAATTTAGAGTAAGTGGACCACAAGAAAGGACTATCAAAGGAATGACAGTTTTTAATACTGCTGTTGTAGATACTACTAAACAACCAATGTTTTTTGGAGCACCTCTTGGTGTTCAACGCTATGATACCTTTAAGTATCCTGTATTCGATAAACTTACTCAACAGCAACTTGGATACTTCTGGAGACCCGAAGAGGTGTCTCTTCAGAAGGATCGTGCAGACTATCAAAGTCTTCCTCCAGAACAAAAGCATATTTTTACTTCTAATTTAAAGTATCAAATCATGCTTGATAGTGTTCAGGGTCGTGGTCCTGGTATGGCATTCTCCCCATATTGTTCTCTTCCTGAACTGGAAGGATGTATGAAAATCTGGGAAACGATGGAGATGATTCATTCCCGTTCATATACTTACATTATCAAGAATGTTTATTCGGATCCATCAGAAGTTCTCGATACAATTATCAAAGATGATAAGATTTTGGAGAGAGCAAAAAGTGTAACTGAAGCATATGATGAATTCCTCTCGGCAGCAACTGAGTGGGGTGCAGGACATCAATGGGAACATGCTTTAGAACAAGTACCTTCAGCACAAGAAACATTATATGACCTCAAAAGAAAACTATATCGAGCAATTGCAAACGTATATATCCTCGAAGGAGTTCGGTTCTACGTATCGTTTGCCTGCTCTTTCGCTTTTGGTGAACTTAAGATTATGGAAGGAAACGCAAAAATCATTGGACTTATCGCCAGAGACGAAAGTCAACATATGACTATCACCCAAAATATTCTCAACAAATGGAAAGAAGGTGATGATCCAGACATGACACGGATTGCTAAAGAAGAAGAACAAAATGTAGTTGATATGTTTAAGCGTTGCGTTGAAGAAGAAAAGATCTGGGCGGATTATCTTTTCAAGGATGGATCGATGATTGGATTGAATGCAAAGCTTCTTTCTAGATATGTAGAGTGGGTTGCTAATAGACGAATGAAAGCAATTGGATTAAAACCTGTATTTGATATTCCAGCAAATAGCAATCCTCTTCCTTGGACAGAACATTGGTTATCATCTAGGGCATTACAAGTTGCTCCTCAAGAAACAGAAGTTGAAAGTTATGTAATCGGTGGGATCAAACAAGATATTACTAAGGATACATTCTCAGGATTTAAATTGTGATGTTTGATATTGTAGAATTAATATATCGAGTTCCTGATTTTTTGAGTGACAAAGAATGTCAGATGCTCATCGATGAGTATGAAAAAAGAAATCAGGAATATGATTTTGAACGATGCCCAGATGCAAATACTGGAGAAGATATCTACTCTAGTTTTAAAAGGGTTACTCTTACTCAACATACAGATTGCTTTGATCTAGTTCATCAAAAAACTGAACAAGCTGTTAATTTATACTTGAAGCATCTTGAAGGATTTAATTATTTTCATATGCCTCAATTGAAAAAATGTTTTTTGTACTCTCATATTTACAGACTACTTAAATATGATATTGGAAATAAAATACATCCGCACAGTGATCATGATCCTTTTGTATATGGAAGCATCACATTTAATTTGAATGATGGTTACACTGGTGGTAACTTTAAATTTTTTAATGGTGCTTACGAAGTACAATTAAAAAAAGGAGAGATGATGATTTGGCCTGCTGATTACTTTTGGGTTCATGAAGTTAGCCCAGTAGAGACAGGAGTTAGATATAGTACAAATAGTTTTCTTTTATCCGTTCCAAAACAAGTTCAAGAAATGCTAGCAAATAATGTTTTGATTAATAAATTATCAAAAAATTGGAACAGAAATATGAATGATGGAACTGGTCCATATAATATCAATCTAAATACCTTCAGTTGAAGGTATTTTTTTATGCGTGTTCAATCTGCTAAAGCAAAAGGTCGTCGTTTGCAGCAGTGGGTGAGAGAAAAACTAATAGAAATGCTTGAAGTTCATCCTGAGGATATAGAAAGCAGATCTATGGGTGCTGGTGGAGAAGATTTGATTATGGCCCGCGCCGCCAGATCAAAATTTCCTCATAGTATTGAGTGCAAGAACGTAGAGAAGCTAAATATATGGGACGCCTATGAACAGGCGACTGCAAACTCTGGTGACTATGAACCTCTCGTTGTCATTAAAAAGAATGGTAAGAAACCACTAGCAGTGGTAGACGCAGAGTATTTCATCAGTTTATTCGGAGATAAACCATGACCTTAGATCTTCACAACTTTTTCAAATTTTATGATGATAACAATGATAATCATGTAGCGGCAGTTCAATGGTTAGAAGATAACCTTCCTGCAGAATTCATGGATGATTCAGAAACCGACTGGATTAGTATTTTCAGAACAAAACCACCAACACCAGAAGTTCTCGCAGTTCCATACTTCAACCAAGTAGATAACTATAGAGATGCTCATAGAACCTGTAACTCTTCATCGTGTGCTATGTGCTTGGCGTTCCTTAAGCCAGGTAGCATCAAAGGCGATGATGAATATGTCAAGAAAGTATTTGCGATTGGTGATACGACTGACCATACCGTACAGACAAAAGTTCTGGCAGGTTATGGAATTAAGTCGCACTTTAGCTATAATCTTTCTTTTGCTGATGTTGATCGTAGCCTCGATGCTGGGAAGCCTGTCGTTATTGGTATCCTTCACAGGGGTTCTTTATCTAATCCTACTGGTGGACACATGTGTGTAGTCATCGGTAAGACACCAGATGGTAAAGGATATTTTGTCAACGATCCATATGGTTCGCTGAATGATAACTATACTGGTCCAGTCACAAACGGTAAGAAGACCGTTTATACAAAAGCAGTTCTCAAGCATCGCTGGTGCCCAGGTGGCAACGATGGTTGGGGTCGTATCTTTGATTGATAAAGGAGGAAAAAATGGCACGTATCGATTTACACAACTTCTTCAAGTTCTATGACGAGAAGAACCCAAACCATGTCAAGGCAGTTCAATGGTTAGAAGATAACCTACCTGTAACATTCCTAGAAGACAACGTAGAATGGGCGGAGACTTATAGAGGAAAAAAGACTAGTGCTGCACCAGC